GCAAGGTTAGGCAGACTGTACAACTCGGTGTTCACTAGAGATTTTTACGATAATGCATCACTGTTGTTATACGTCTTGCATACGCACATGTACCTATACAGGTTTTGGGCGGGTAACAAGGTATATACGCATACTATACCTATACCTTATAATGATGTTGTGGGTATACTAGAAGGGACTATTGGCCAGGCTACTAACGCGTTCCGTGAATATATATCTCACCATCCCCAAGGTGTCGGTCTAGGCAAAGGTGACGTAGAGGTGTCTGAATGCGTTAGGGCATTAATGACTTGGGTTGACGAGGTAGCGGAGACAGTTGACAGGGAGAGAGATGAGGCAGTCAAGGCACAACTCGCGGCTAGCGCGAAGTATGATTGGACGATTAAAGTTTGGAAGATGTATTCGTACGACGATGGGCATTCAAGAAGTGGGAACACATTCGGTAACGTGTTTGGATTTAGGAAAAACATGTTCAAGAAGCCAGGTAAGATGTTCACATATAGGACTTCGTCGAGACAATGTATCGTCAGCTTTGACCCCGCAGCCCACATCAATGACGGAGCGGCCGATGGTTATGGGAACAATGACTACTTCATTAATTGTACGTCCCTAACAGTAAAGGAGGTTTCAATACTGAGTCAAATCTTAAATGGGGTCACAAGGCAAACTCCGTTCTTAGCGGACCAGACTGTTGATTTAGTTGAAGATCTGGTGAACGTGACTAGTTTAGGGCCTGTTAACTACAGCCCCAACAACTTTGAGTATACAGGGAGGGACTTACACCAACTGCTGATTAAATTGATCAACTCTCACCGCTGGCATGAAGATTACCTCACTGCTACACGGGCGGCAAAGTACTGGTTGGCACAACCAGCCACTGAAACGGTGGAATCGCACTGGTGGCTACACCAAGAGAGAAGGTTGATACTGCCTAAACTCGGATTAAAGAGAGCATGCTTTCACTTCCTGATTCAGGATGAAGGTGTATGCACTACACAGCAAGCAATTGATGTGGTAACAAAGCTTAAGTTGAACGATGACCGATTTACAATCGAGTCACTTCTAATGAACACTTACTGGTATTGGGGTGAATTTATGTATGTGCATAACAAATTATCTCAAGCTAAGCTACAACAATCATTACGCGGTTTCAAGATAATGGATCTCGAAGAACGAATACGTGCCGATGGCCTAGTATCAGCCATGATTGGGAAGAAGATAGACCTACCGATACATACTTGTGTTCGTACAGAATGGGCAGTACAGTTAGAGGAGAAGTACAATATAATCGTACCCTTCGGCACTATCAACTTCAACTCTATCGCTGATTACGGTTACCGGAGGAATGCTGACGAGAATTATATATTAGACACCCTAGTCACCCCTGGTTGTAGTGCTGCCATAATAGGGATGAGTGGGACGTTGATGGCGGGTACTCCTTATAGTGGGATGTTCAACCAACAGCCGGCCATGAAAGTTGTAGATGATGACAAGAGGGTCACAGCATTATCGTACAATGACCTATGGGCGTATGGAGTGTATTGTAGGTGGCAAGGGTATAACTTACAGTATAAATATCCCTTCACTGAAAACAGACACGTAGTATTTGCTGCCAATAGTGTAGGTGTAGCGATGCCTCCAGTGAAGCCTTCTCTACGACGCACTCTACCGTATATAGTAGAGGGGGTGCAGTGCAGACAATACCAGTGGGGTTCTGAACCTAATTTCTTACTTCAATGTAAGGTAACATATGCTTGGAACAGGACACCACTAATAGTACAACATGACCCACATTGGAACGCAGTTGCAGCAAGCACTTCTACGGATGCCGGCAGGAGCATAACTCAGTTTAGGGGTTATGCCGAGCATGCTGAGCGTTATGTAGTGGCACTTGTCAGTAACTATGATATTCAGTCGTCGGGTTTTCAAATAACTATGGTAAACCCGGGAGTACCGCTAGGACCGGACACCGAGCAATCACCATTACTAGAGCCCGGAGACAAACAGGACCCACCGGACCCAGGGGTTCAGAATGCACCAGAGATATAGAAGAGTTACTAGACATACCACAGTTTGTAGACTTTGAAGATTGTGTGATGTGTAGTGCTGAAATGGAGGTAGCAGGCTACGCTCTATACGACATAATACCGCATGTGGAATTCCGAGGACGTAGGATTATTTCTATCGAGGGAGCACAAACAGGCGTATACTGTGTATACGCTAAACGACTTGATGTCACTCTATTGTACTGTAAAACTAATTTAGACCTCAAGAGTGCTTATCCACCAGTATTGTTGCGGGCAGCAAGGTGGCAGTACGGCCCTGATTTAATGCCGTACGGTTTGGTCACTACTAATGAGATTCTTATGAATGCATTCTTTATCAATAGCAATTCCAGGAGACAAAAACCAGCGGTGCAGGCTATCAGCTTTGTCAAAAACGTTCTTTGTCAAAATATTGAAATACCACCCACCAAGGTCTCAGCGAGACACTTGAGATATGTCACCACACGGGAGCTAGGTGCTGTTTCTCTAACCAGACTAACTGAGTTGGCTGGCTTCACATTTAACACACTTTATTCTTTATATAAAGCGGGAGACCTACATGAGTCGTTCTTCGTAGGCCTGATAATGTGGGCTATGAGTGTGCCAGACGATATACGGCCCTGGATAGCTAAATCTGGGATCTGGCTCTGGGAGTTTAGCACTGTTGAACAGTTCGCCAAGACTATCAAAAATAAGTTCACACTTAGGTTGAAAGCACTCCAAAACTTGGTACCGATAGATTTGACGCCAGCATTTGAGATGGAAGTACTAGTCAATAGAGGGGTTGGTAGCGTCGACTGGGACGCGGAAGAGTCAAATCGGACTAGACCTAAGTTGGCCGAATTTGACAAAACAGCAATCCTGACCGAATGTGTCAAACTTTTTAAACGGGCTTATAGTACAGGCAGCCGACCTAAAAAGATGAAGTGGGAAAAATACTGGAAAAATAGATACCAGTGGGCGCCAACAGGAGCCTTTCACTCACAGTACCCGGAAGACTTGATGTTCTTAGCTAAGGACAGGTTGAGCAGGAATAAACTTGACACGTTGACGAAAATGCCTAAGCGCAGTCTAGAATACTTTTTGGACAGGCCGCCGCAGATCAGGGCATGGGCATCCACAAAGTATGAATGGACAAAGATGCGTGCGATATATGGGGTGGATGCAACAAACTTCATATTGACAGGTTTCGCGATGGGTGATTGCGAAAGAACATTAAGCAACATCTTTCCAATTGGGGATACCGCGACTGAGGAGAACGTCAGACGAACTGTAAAAGAGGTGCTCAGGAATGGTGTCCCATTTTGTTTTGACTACGAAGACTTCAACTCGCAGCATAGTACGGAGGCGATGAAGTCGGTGCTTGAAGCATATATTTTAGTTTTTGAAAAAAATTTATCACAAGAGCAGCAGGCTGCATTAGTTTGGGCGATTGACAGTCTGGATGACGTGAAAATACGTGATGATAAACAGAGGTGGTATCAAACAAAAGGCACATTACTGTCAGGCTGGAGACTGACGACGTTCATCAACACCGTCCTCAATTATGTATATATACAACTGTTAGATACCCAAATAAAAGTGTCAACACATAATGGTGATGACGTACTGGCTGCAGTGACTCGATTTTCGGATGTTCAACAGCTTATGTTGAGCGCTAATAAGCATAAAGTGAGGTTTCAACCACAAAAGTGTTTTCTAGGTGCTACAGCTGAATTTCTCAGGATAGACCACTCACGTCCCGGTGCAGGACAGTACTTGGCCCGTTCCATATCTACGTACGTACACGGCCCGACCGAGGCGGCTTTACCAAATAACGTGTTGGACTTGTTTAAAGCGACTACAGAGCGCTGGCGCGAAATAGAAGAGAGGCACGGGTGTGTAGATAATCTGCGACCAATACATCAGGAGACTGTAAAATATATATGTAAAAAATGGCATGTAGACGAAGAGTTGTATCATAAATATTTGAATACTAATGTATTGTGTGGTGGTTTATCTAACGATGTAGGAGAAGAGAATTTCTTGTATGATTTTAAATTAGAGCAAGTTAAGACAGACAAAGAAATAAATGATGAAGAAGTGCGGGCCACGACTCAACTTAACCAAGCGGGACTTGACCAAATGTTCGGTAATGTGAACGAAGATGACCTAACTGATGGCGAGAATTACCCGGGTGCATATGAATATGCCCTGGGCTTATCTCGGTCTCTATTTTCGGGAACACATTTTTACCAAATCTACAAATCGGTATTAAAGACGCTAGAACTTAATAGGTCTAATATCAGGTTTAGAGTAAAAGTATTAGAAAGAAATACTAACACGATAGACTATCTGAACGCAGTACAGAAAGGGACTCACAAAACTAGGGCTAGTACGACGAGAGTCATGCTAGCTAAAGCTTGTGGTATACCTTTAGTGTCTGTGTACGATGAGGTCTACAAAATAAAGGACTTGTTAGCTGCAGAGAA